TTTTCATATGATGGGAGTAGCAGGTATTCTTGGTGGTGCTCTACTCTGTGCTATTCACGGTGCTACTGTAGAAAATACTTTGTATGAAGATGGAGAAAAGGCAAATACTTTCAAGGCATTTGAACCAACTCAAGAAGAAGAAACCTATTCAATGGTTACTGCGAATCGTTACTGGTCACAGATTTTCGGTATTGCGTTTAGTAATAAGCGTTGGCTTCATTTCTTTATGCTTTTTGTTCCCGTTATGGGTTTGTGGACTAGTTCTATTGGTATTATTGGGTTGGCACTCAATCTTAGAGCATACGATTTCGTAAGTCAGGAGATTCGTGCTGCTGAAGATCCTGAGTTTGAGACCTTTTATTCAAAAAATATACTGCTCAACGAAGGCATTCGTGCTTGGATGGCTCCAATAGACCAGCCACATGAGCGATTTGTGCTGCCAGAGGAAGTATTACCACGAGGCAATGCTTTGTGATAAAAATACATTACCCTGCGGTAATTCAAGAGACCTTCGGGTCTCTTTTTTATGCTATAATACCTTCGTTTAGAAAAACTAAAATGTATAAATAATAATAGTTATGAATGAAGGTATGGTAAGGAACAGTAGAGTTGGGCAAACTTTTAATAGGTTGACGATTGAAAAAGAGTATCAATCTCCTTGTAAAAAATATGTTTTATGTGAATGTTCTTGCTCTTGTGGAGGAAAGACAACCAAAACAAGAAGGCACGATATTGTATCTGGAAAAATAATTTCTTGCGGATGTTTGAGATTGGAAAGATTGAGAGAAGTTTCTCCCAATAATCCAAGAAGTAGAAAAGAACCTGGAACTCGCAAACAGGATGACCGAAGATATAAGATGTATCACAATGCTCAACACAGAGCAAAGAAAAAAGGAATACCCTTTACAATTTCTATGGAAGATATTGTAATACCAGAAACTTGCCCTTTACTTGGAATACCATTAGTATCTACAAATAATAAGAGAGACCCAAGAAATCCAAGTTTAGATCAGATAGATCCTGGTAGGGGATACACACCTGATAATATTTGGGTAGTATCATCACGGGCTAATTGGATTAAATCCGATGCCACCCTACAAGAACTCAAAACACTGGTAGAAAATCTGGAAGCACTCTAAAAATAAATAGAAGGAGTTCTCTGAACTCCTTTTTTATGTTTCTATTTCTCACAATACTCTTAGGATTTGGTATAATTCTTTTTTTGTTGTCTTTAACACAAAACTAAATACCTATAAGTCGCAAGCACTTATGGGACCTCTCCAGTCGCCTCAAGAATACTTGTTTCATCTACAAGCAACAAGTTCAACGGAAGCAAAACGACTATGGAGAAAACAAATCAAAGAAAGTTGGAATCATAAATGTGCATACTGTGGTTCTGAAGAAGATTTAACTTTAGATCATGTCACTCCCCGATCACTTGGAGGATCTGATACTACTGATAATGTAGTATGTTGTTGCCGATCGTGTAATCATTCTAAAGGACACGAACACTGGAAGTTGTGGTATGTTCAACAAGACTTTTATTGTGAGGAAAAGTTTGATAAGATAGAAGAGTGGATGAAACCAACTACTCCAGTTAATAGATATTCATATCGTCCAAGAAGAAATAATGCTTCATGATAAGTTCAGAAACACCATATAAACTTGCGGAAATTATTAGAGACACTTGGCCTCAACTTTACAGATTCTCTGCAGAGGATTATAATAGTATCGAAAATATAAATAATTTTCAAAAACAAAGAAATGTTATGAAATTTACAGTTTATTCTAAAGACGGGTGTCCATATTGCACAAAAATCCAACAAGTGCTAGAGTTAGCAAATCTTGAACATGTTATCTACAAGTTATATGTGGATTTTGATCGGGATCAGTTTTATAGTCAATTTGGACACGGATCTACTTTCCCCCAAGTTGTTTTAAACGATCAGCAAAATCTTGGTGGTTGTAGTGATGCAGTTCAATTTCTAAAAGAACAAAAGTTAGTTTAATGGAAGAAGTATACGAAGTTGTTGAAAGTGCGATTGATTATGCATTCAATGGAAAATTTGTTCTTAAATTTTATGATTACCTCAAAATAAGCAAAGCAAAAAAAGCAGAAGTTGATGAATTTATTGAAAGTCCTACTGCAGCAAATGTTAATTTTTTGGTTTTAGATTTAGAAGAATATTTGAAAGGTGGACAAGATAACGAACATAAACAACTTCGTGAAGCATACGGACACATTTCAAAACCACAAGCAAGGAAGATAAAAGAATACCTTTATGGTATTCTTGAGGATGCCTGGAGATATAGTAATGATAGAAAACCAGGAAGACGAAAAAAACAATCTAAATAAAGATGAACCTCAAATTAATCGGGGTGTTGAATTACTACTACGCAATAGGAGGAAGGAACCAGAACCAAAAACTTTTCAAGTGAAGTTTGGTAAAATGGTATCTCTCTTCCGTAGAGAGTTTGACTTTTATCTAAAACTTCATTTAGATATCAAGAAAAAGTAAACTCTCTGGAGAAGAAAAATGTTAGCAGTCACACTTACCATAGGAACTCTAGTTTCCATTATGTTCTTTTTTGTTGGTGGCGTAGTAGGATGGTTGGCTAAAGAACATTTTTACAATACTCAACCGATTTATACACACCCAGAGATGTTTGATGAGAATGGTAATATTCTCCCCGACGAAATTTTAGCAGTACGATTTGAAAACAGTTATGACGACTACGACGACGAAGAAGACGACGAAGACTAAAGAGAAACTAATTCAAAAACCAATTCAAACACTTCCAACAAATCCCTTTATCTATGAAATTTTAGATCTTGCATCTAAACAGAGATCTAATGTGAAAAAAGTTGAAGTTCTTAAAACTTATGAACACGACTCTTTAAAGACAATTTTTATTTGGAATTTTGATGAGACTGTAATTAGTCTTCTTCCGGAAGGTGATGTTCCATATGCAAATGCAGAAGAACAAACAGTTTACACCGGCACTCTTTCTGAAAATTTAACTAAAGAAGCAGCAGGTGGAGAATCTGCTACTGGACAAGATTTAGATGGGCGAGGACGCACATCATTGCGTAGAGAATATCAAAATCTTTATCATTATGTGAAAGGTGGTAATGAAAGTCTCAGTACAATTCGTAGAGAGATGATGTTCATTAATCTTCTTACAGGCCTTCACCCCAGAGAAGCAGAAGTACTAATTCTTACAAAAGATAAAAAATTGTCCGAAAAATATAAGATAAGTTTTGAAAATGTGAAGCAAGCTTATCCAGATATTCGATGGGGCGGTCGTTCGTGAGTATTGTTGTAGAACAGGAGTATAATATGGCAGAACAAAAAGATCAAAATGTAAAAGTTCTGCCATCTAAGTATGGTTGTGAAATTCTTTTAGAAAAAACTGAACTTGAAAAAACACAAGACAAGTCTTTTCCTACAGATGCAAGAATTATTACATATATTGTAGATGGTGAAACTTATATTGATCTAACAAGGTGTAGAAAAGTTGTAGATTTGTTTGATATGTACTATGACAAGTACGGATCAGGATCAGTGCAAAGTATTGATTTTGGATATGGAACAGTAAATCCCAAGATGTGGGGATATAAACCACCAGAGAAAAAGAAAAGACGATGAGTAAAGGATTTGATGTAGAAGTTGAAATGCCTAAGGCAGATATTGATAGACTTCTTAAGAAATATAAAAAAATCAAAAAGTATCAAAAATCATCTTTATTTGCTGTAAAAACGATGGATGGTACTGAAAATATTGTAAGTTCACTTATTAGGGAAGCGGAGGAAAACCCACTCTAATGGGAAATCATTATCTATTAAATGTTTATGGATGCTCATCAATCCTTTTGGATGATGAGTATTTTCTTATTGACTTAATAGAGAACGCAGCCGCAGCAAGTGGGGCAAATATCATACAATCAATATCAAAAAAGTTTTATCCACAAGGAGTGACTGCAATTTGTTTATTGTCAGAAAGTCATATTAGTATTCATACCTGGCCAGAAACTGGCAAAGCCGCCATAGATGTATATACTTGTGGAGACTGCGAACCAAAGATAGGATGTGATATTATTATTCAACAACTTAGAGCAACAGATCACAAATTAACTTATGTAAAGAGATAAATTGTATCACAAATTACAAAAGAACTTGCATAGATATTGTATGATGTCTATAATGACATTACGTTCATCTCATTCTCTAATGGCGAATGGGACGCAAGTAGGAAGGCGAAACGGATCGTTTATCTATGGAAACACTTCTACTGACTTGTATACAGGCACAGATTCTGATTGCAAGAATTCAAGAACATCCTCAACTATCCCCGAGGATTAGAAATGACTTGATTTGGGAAATCAAACAGGCTACTAAAAAGGAGTGTGTCATAGACGCAAACCTTCCCAAGGAACGGGAAACGGATCACTCGTAAGAGTTAAAGGTTAATTCTCATTTCTTTAGGAGGCAAAAATGACTACTGCAACTTATCGTGGCGTTCAGTACAATGTTGAAGAGCATAAAATCAATGTTCTTCAATTAATCAAGGATCAACTTGAAAAGGAACATCGCCGTCAGCAAGCACAACTTGCTCAAATCAAAAAGTGAATAATGTAAAGAGAGGTGCTTGACACCTCTCTTTTTTTTGTCTAAAATAGCTTTGTCCCGGATGATAAGACTAATACTATGAATAAAGACCGGTTAAAGCTTATAGTAAAGAATCTGGAATTACTTGTAGAGGGATTAAAAGCAGAAGTTTATTCTGACACTTCTTCTTATAACTATGGTAGTGTGAATCCTCGTATAGGTGAAATTGATGATTACGATGAAGTATTTGAGGATGATGAATGACTAAATCAACACAACAAGTAAAGGAAGAGTTTTTATATCCAACTCCTCCATTAAATCCAGATTCTGAAAAATCATTTCTAGAGATTACACAAACAAATAACTTAAATAATTTTGCTACACATTTACAGTATATTTCTTCGATGGTTATTGGAGGAAAGATGAGTGTAGAAGATTCATATAGAGAGGTAAAGAATCTATATAAATCTTGGAAAAAGTCTCATAAGTCACTACAAGGAAGTTGGTTCGTATGAATAATGTAAAACTGATTAGTGTCACGCCTGATGCAGAAAAGCATATGGCATATTGTGCAAGAGTAAGTAATCCAAAGAATCAAGATAATGAAAAGTTTGCAGGATTGCTGAAGTATTGTATTACTCATCAACACTGGAGTATTTTTGAGCAAGCATTTATGACTCTGGAGATCAATACTACTAGAGGTATTGCAGCTCAGATTTTGAGGCATCGTTCTTTTACATATCAAGAGTTTAGTCAAAGGTATGCAGATTCATCTTTGCTTGGTGAAGAGATTCCACTGCCTGCACTCCGTCGTCAGGATGAGAAGAATCGTCAGAATAGTATTGATGATGTCGATCCTTTTACTGTACAGAAGTATGAAATTCTGATGCAGGATCATTTCAAGAAAGGAATGGAACTGTATAAGAGTATGCTTGAGGATGGTATTGCAAAAGAATGTGCAAGGTTCGTATTGCCCCTTGCAACGCCCACCAGACTGTATATGACGGGTTCTGTGAGGTCTTGGATCCATTACATCGATCTGCGCTCTTCTCACGGCACACAGAGGGAGCATATGGACATTGCGAATGCTGCTAGGTGCATCTTCTGTTGTCAGTTTCCAAATGTTGCAGAAGCATTGGGATGGGAGAGAGGAGATGAATGTCCTGAATGTGATGATGCTCCTTCTATTACATTAGAATAAATATTTCTGCGTGATGTTATAACTTATGGCAGTATATCCTGTTATTCATAAAGAAACTGGTGAACAAAAAGAAATCAAAGTAAGTGTCCATGAGTGGGATCAGTGGAAAATTGATAATCCAGAGTGGGAAAGAGATTGGAGTGATCCATCAACTTTTCCCAACTTTGGAGAAGTTGGTGAGGTTTATGACAAACTTAAAAAATCTCATCCTGGGTGGAACGATGTTCTAACAAAAGCTTCAAAAGCACCTGGATCCAACGTAAAACCAATTTAAAGATTAATGGCAAGAGCAAAGAAAAGAAACACTCCTCAAAGTCCTGTACCATTCGGAATGAGTAATAAACAAATGAAACGCAAAAAACCAATTAACTTAGATGTAATAAGGGAAATAGAACCTCTTACCGACAATCAAGAAAAATTCTTTAAAGAATATGGTTTAAATCAAAACATCGTTGCTTATGGATGTGCTGGTACTGGAAAAACATTTATTGCACTTTATAATGCTCTGAGAGATGTACTTGATGAAAAAACTCCATATGAGAAGATCTATATTGTAAGATCTCTTGTTGCGACTAGAGAGATTGGTTTTCTTCCTGGAGATCATGAGGACAAGTCTTCTCTCTATCAGATTCCTTATAAGAACATGGTAAAATACATGTTCCAAATGCCTAGTGATTCTGACTTTGAGATGTTGTATGGCAATCTCAAAACTCAAGATACGATTAGTTTTTGGAGCACCTCTTTTATTCGTGGTACAACACTTGATAAAGCTATTATCATTGTGGATGAATTTCAGAACCTGAACTTTCATGAACTCGATTCAATTATTACTCGTATTGGTGAAGATTCGAAGATTTTGTTTTGTGGTGATGCAACTCAATCAGATCTTATCAAAACAAACGAAAGAAATGGTATTATTGACTTCATGCAAATTCTTAGAGTGATGCCTTCCATGTCTATCATTGAATTTGGTGTTGATGACATCGTTCGCTCTGGTCTATGTAAAGAATATCTACTTGCAAAAATGGAACTTAATCTATGACATTTATTCATCATAATTACCTGGGTGATCTTGAACTAGAATGTAAAACAACAGATAGCATCCGTCTCTACAATCTTCCAAGTGGAGCATGGGTGCCTTCTATTACTTCAGTTACTTCTTTCTATAATCGTCAGATCTTTATTGATTGGCGTAAAAGGGTTGGACTTGAAGAAGCAAATAAAATTACAAGAAAGGCTACATCAAGAGGAACTGACTTTCACCAAATCTGTCAGGACTATCTTGAAAATAAAGAGTTGAACATGGATGATTATCAACCAGCAACTCAGTTTATGTTTCATCATGTAAAACCAGAACTTGATAAGATAAATAATATTCACGCAATTGAGCGTACACTCTATTCCGAATATCTTGGATTAGCAGGAAGAGTTGACTGCATAGCAGAATATGAAGGTGAATTAGCTGTTATTGACTTTAAGACATCCACTAAAATTAAACCTGAAAAGTGGATTGAAAATTACTTTGTTCAAGAAATGTTTTATGCTGCTGCGTATTACGAACTAACAGAAATTCCAATTAAAAAACTTATTACTCTTATGGTAACACCAGAAGGGGAAGTGAAAGTATTTGACAAAAGAAACAAAGGGGATTATATTAAATTATTAGTTAAGTATATTAAAGAATTTGTATCTCACAATCTTAGGTCAACCGATGGAGAATGAACTAGAAAAAGTATTAGAAAAGAAATTTTACTGCCCTTCTAGATTTGCTCAAGAAATTGAAAAAGTTGTTTCTGATAATCCAGAGATGAATTATATTGATGCAGTAGTTCATTTCTGTGAACAAAATAACATTGATGTTGAATCAGTTTCTAAATTAATTTCAAAACCTCTGAAAGAAAAAATCAAGTATGAGGCAATGGAACTTAATTTTCTAAAGAGAACTTCTAGAGCAAAATTGCCCTTGTAATTTATTATCATTTTTGATGATGCCTTTTGATGCCTATAAATGCTACCTGTCTTTGAAAAATCATTTTACCAAAGACAGTTATGATTATCACAAGTATTGTGGTAAGACTAGAGCCACTGTGCAATCTTTCTATAAAAGGAAAGATCGGTTTTGGTTTGAAAAGTTAGCTAGGAATAAAACCGATGAGGAAGTAGTAAACTTTTTTGTTTCTAACTTTATATCATGTGATGATCCAGACAGACTCTGGATTGGTGAAATGATCCGTGAAGGAGATCAAAGATACACTGAGTGGAAGAAAAGAAATCAATCACTTGCTTATATCTTCAAAGAAGAAACTGAAAAAATTTTTGGAGAGTATAAGGTTGATGATGCATTTAATTCAAAGAAGGGACATCCAATCGTCCTGAAAAAGTTTTTATCTGGAGATATATCCATTGAAACTATGGTAATCCTAGATAAAATTCTTGGTTACAAAAATAATTTTGATAACCAATTAAAAGATCCTGTGTGGGAAACCGTAAGTCGAAGAATAAAAAAGTATTCTTCTTTCCTACATATAGATGTATTTCGTTACAAGAAAATACTTAAAGAAGTTGTTTTGGGTGGTTAAATGAGTTTTTTTAAATCAGAAGTTGTTCGCTCTGAAATGGCAGAAATTTCGGAACTTCAAGAAGAAGTTTATGCGAATGTCTTTAAGTTTCCAACAATGACTAAAGATGAGAAACTTTCTCATGTGAAAATGCTTGAGAGACTTTTGAGTAAACAAAAAATTCTATATACCCGTTTGAGTTTATCTGATGATTCAGAGGCAAAAAAAATGAAACAACATATTGCAGATTCTGCAACACTTATGGGTTTGCCTCCTAATGTTGATATGAATATTATTTTCAATAACATGTCGATGCTTCTAGAAAATATGCGTAAACAGATTGACAAGACAGGTTCCGACCTGTAGAATAACGAGGTACACACAAGCCAAATCCGTACAAATCCGAGGTAATCCGAATGTCTTTTGCTGATCTTAAAAAGCAATCCTCTCTTGGTTCCCTGACTGCTAAACTGGTCAAGGAAGTTGAGAAAGTAAATAACACTGGTGGTGGCGCAGATGAGCGTCTCTGGAAACCAGAAATGGATAAGACTGGTAACGGTTTTGCTGTTATCCGTTTCCTTCCCGCACCTGAGAATGAAGATCTTCCTTGGGTGAAGCTCTACTCTCATGCCTTCCAAGGTCCTGGTGGTTGGTATATTGAGAAC